AAAGTACGTTTGGTTTTCTTGTTCATTAAGTCACCTGTTTTGTGTTGAGGTGAGAATATCACCTTTAATCAGGTGGCCAAACTTACTGTGCCACTACAATCCACGCCAGCGTGAAGCTGGTATCTCCGGCGGATTTCTGCCCCTGTCCGGTTGCGGTCCAGTCCGCATCTTCATCATCGAGATAGCTGTCGTCATAGGGCTCCGCGGTCAGTTCGCCGGGCGTCAGGTCTTTAACTTTTGCCAGACGCGACCAGTCAACGTCTGAAAGCGGGTTCGCATAAGGGTCACCGCTCCCCTTATAAACCCACAGAGTGGTTCCGGCACCTTTCACCGGTGCCAGAGGATTTGGTGTTGGCATATCGTCCTCACATTTCATAGGTAATGACATAAGTCAGATCGGCTGAACTCCACAGGCCCGCATCATCGTCGCGCCGGTAGTCATAGCCACTGGCCACCATACTGGTGATCAAATCTGACAGTGCCGGGATATCGTTCATCACCGGATAAATCCGGGACTCCATCCACGCATCCAGCTCTGAATCCGGTACCTGAGCAGGCAGGAAAACTTCAATATGCAGCTCCGCCTGCCAGGTATCGCTGTCCAGCTCTTCGCCCGTGTATTCAGCGCCGGTGAGATAAACGGCAACTGCCGGAAAATCCGCCTCATCAAAAACAGCGGGGCGACCATCAAAAAGCGTCGCCCCGGTGTCATGCTTCTCCAGTGCATCCAGTACGGCTGCACGGAGTTCAGTATGTTTCATCGCTTTATCGCAATCCTCAGTTGTTGTTTCAGGGCGTATTCCAGTTCTTTCGGCAAACGTTCACGCCGTATCTGTTCAATATTCTGTTTAAACGCCGTGGTCAGCGGCACCGCCATCGGGATTTTCACCACATCAATGGGGTAACGGTTTTTCCCGGCCACACGCTGCATGACATGCCAGCGACCATTTTTTAATCGCTGGATAAATGCCCGCTGATAACGATGCTGACCGGCCCGTAGCGTACTGTTGGGACGACTTCCGGTGATCCGTATCCCCAGTTTGATGACAGGTAAATCACCGCGGTTAACAATGATTTTTACGTGCGGATTTTTGACCGTGGCCTTTTTCAGTCTGGCCCTTTCCTTTACCAGTTTTCGCCGCACCTTTGTCTCACGGGCAACCTGTGACGCCGACTGATTCATTGCCGTTGTGGCCACGCGGTTAATGGCCATTGCGGAGGCACCGGGCACTGCCGTTTTGCTGATACGGCTGAGGTTTTCAACGGCCTGCTCAAGACCTTTTATGGCCATACCTCCTCCTTTCAGCGACGACGGTTAACGGCAGGCGGCACGCCACGCCCAAGCCAGAGATGACAGCTTCCGCCATCATCCGGTGAAATCCGGTCTATCCAGAAGTTTTCCTCACCGATGGTCAGCGTGTCGCCGCGCCGCAGCTGCCGCACATCATCAGTCCGGACAAACAGGGACGGGCAGGAGCCTTCAACACGTACGCCCTGTCCGGCATAGCTGATATTTTCAGGGTCATCAAAAACACCACGTATTACTGCGCCGGACTGCTCACCGGATGTCATGGTGGCTGACGTTCCCATGTACCCGCGTATCGTTTCATCGGCGCGGGCAATGGCAGCATCGAACAGGTTATCGAAATCAGCCACAGCGCCTCCCGTTATTGCATTCTGGCCAGGCCACGTTCTGTCATTTCGGCTGCCACACCGGCAGAGACACGAAATGCCGTTCCCGGCAGCACAAATGCCACAGGTTCATCCCGCGTGGCGTGAAGTGCATCAGTATGCAGCGTCACCAGTGCCACGACCGTGGCCAGTTCAGCCGTATCCTGAATCACGGTGTCCGGCTGCGCTGATACCACCTCATTTTCATGCCCGGTCAGCACATTTTCCGGGCCGGGAGGGGTATCCTGACCCGCAGCGTCATCCGTGTCATCAAGCTCCTCTTCCAGCTCTGCCACACGGAGCGCCAGTTCTTCTTTCGTCCCCGTCAGGCTGACATCACGGTTCAGTTGTTCACCCAGGGAGCGGAGACGGGCAATCAGTTCATCTTTCGTCATGGACTCCTCCACAGAGAAACAATGGCCCCGAAGGGCCATGATTACGCCAGTTGTACGGACACGAACTCATCAGGGTCAGCCAGCAGCATCAGCGGTGCTGACTGAATCATGGTGAACTCACGCGCCGGATCGCCGGTGGTCACCCAGTTTTTCGGGTAGCGGGCAGAGGCGTTAATGCCTTCGCGCTGTGCGTCCGCATCCTGAATGCAGCCATAGGTGCGCAGACCGCGTGCCTGAGTGTTCCCCAGTACCATCGTGTTGTCCGGCAGGAAGTTCTTTTTGACGCCGTTTTCCACGTACTGTCCGGAATACACGACGATGGCCACATCGCCATACATCCCCTTATAGGACACCGCTTTACCCAGGTCTTTTACCGCTGTCTCCAGCTCGGAATTAGAGCCGCGACGGGTATCCAGCTTCTCCCTGACAGCTTTGAAGGAACGGAACAGCGCCCAGCCTTTCGGATCAAACACGATGATATTCACCACACCGCTGGCATTCAGCGCGTAGGCTTCAATATCGTCGGTCGGGTCATACGTGGACTTGTCACGCTTGCTCCACTCCGTGCCGCCGGACTGTGTGATGTTGTTCGCCGCACTGCGGCCCATATCCACCTCAACCGGATCGAAGGCTTCACCGGTCATGGTGTATTTGCCCCTGAGCACGGCAGAAACGGCCTGCATCTCTTCGACCTGAGCAATGGCCAGCTCTTCGTCTCGCATGTTCTGCAGGATGATGCGACGGCGGCGGTAAGCCGGGTCCGCCAGATTCTGTGGATCTTCATCCGGCAGGCGACGCAGAGTCATCTGCGGATTCACCTCATGCTTCGGCTTGACATATCCCGGCGTAAATTCAGAGGTGGAGCCGCCACGGGAGCGGATAACCTCACCGGAAACAATCGGCGAAACGTACAGCGCCATGTTTACCAGCCCCGGAATTTGTGAGAGATAGACTTTCTCCGTGGTGAAGGGATAGCTCTCACGGAAAAAGAGACGCAGAAACAGCGGATCAAACTTAAATTTCTGCTCATTTGCCGCCAGCAGCTGGGCGGTTGTGTACATCGACATAAAAAAATCCCGTAAAAAAAGCCGCAAAGGCGGCCTTTAGTGATGAAGGGTCAGGTTAAACGATGCTGATTGCCGTTCCGGCAAACGCGGTCCGTTTTTTCGTCTCGTCGCTGGCAGCATCCGGCCAGAGCACATCCTCATAACGGAACGTGCCGGACTTGTAGAACGTCAGCGTGGTGCTGGTCTGGTCAGCAGCAACCGCCAGAATGCCAACAGCAGCACCGTCAGTGGTGCCATCCCACGCAACCAGCTTACGGGTGGAGGTATCCGGCATCAGCGGGGTCATTGCAGGCGTTTTCGCACTCAATCCGCCGGGCGCGGTTGCGGTATGAGCCGGGTCACTGTTGCCCAGCGGCTGGTAATGGGTAAAGGTTTCTTTGCTCGTCATAAACATCCCTTACACTGGTGTGTTCAGCAAATCGTTAACGGCATCGGATGCCGGGTTACCTGCAGCCAGCGGTGCCGGTGCCCCCTGCATCAGACGATCCAGCGCAGTGTCACTGCGCGCCTGTGCACTCTGTGGTGCTGCGGCCAGAATGCGGCGGGCCGTTTCCACGGTCATTCCGGGGGTTTCTGCCAGCACGCGTGCCTGTTCTTCACGTCCGTGGGCCTCCTCACAGTTGAGGATCCCCATAATGCGGCTGTTTTCTGCCGCAACCGCTGCGGTGATCTGCGCGTTCACATCCGGCTGCGCCGCGCTGGCGTTTTCGCCCTCCGTCGCTGGAACCACGTCAGTAACGTCAGCCTGCGAAGCAGTGGCAGAAACAGTTGTTGATTGAGTCTCTTTGGTCATTCGCCCTCCTGAGAGACGGGATTTACGTGCATCCAGTGCATCACGCATGACGGTGATCGCATCGGTGCTGTTAACAAGTTCATCAGCCAGTCCGGCATCAATGGCCTCCTGACCGCTGTATACTGCAGCCTCGGTATCCAGCACGGCCTGCACGGACAGGCCGGTATATGCCGACACCTTCTGCGCAAACATCCGGCGGGTTGCATCCATCCGGGACTGCAGTGTTTCCCGGACATCATCCGGAAGATGGCTGTAGGGGTTGCCATCCACCTTATGGCTGCCGCTGTAAATCAGCGTGATTTCCACACCCTGTTTCTCCAGCGCAGCGCCGTAATTACTGTGAGCCATCATGACGCCGATGGAGCCTGTCCGGGCGGTCTGCGTGACCAGACGCCGGGAGGCGGCACTGGCAAGCAACTGACCTGCACTGCAGTTCATGTCGTTGGCCAGCGCCCATACCGGTTTTATGTCACGCACACGGGCGATGATGTCAGCGCAGTCAAATGCCCCCGCCACCATCCCGCCGGGCGTGTCCATATCGAGCAGAATGCCGTCCACCATCGGATCGCTGGCAGCCTGTTGCAGACGGGCGATAATGCCGTTGTAACCGGTCATCCCCGAATACGGCTGCAGCGCCCGCGTCCGGCTGACCAGCGTGCCGGAAACCGGCAGCACGGCGATGCCGTTCATGACCTGATAACTGCGGGCCTGTCGTGGTCCGTCATCATCACCGGATAACGCCAGCGTCGCGGGTGCCTCTCCGGCAGTCAGGCTGTCACCGGACACCGCATCTGTCAGGCGGCTGATCCCAAGCTGGCCTGCAAGCGCACAAAAGAAAACCCGCGCATAGGCGGGTTCAAGCATCAGCGGCTCATTAAAGGCCATGCTGGCAATATGCGGGAGATTACGCAGCTCTGCTGTCACTCTTCTCCTCCTCTGTTGATTGTCGCAGCCCGGATTCAAATGCCGCAGCCGCCCAGGCGGGCGGTTTAAGACCAGCCGCGCGGCGCTCCATCGTTTCACGAACCTGCTGGGCAAAAATTTCCTGATAGTCGTCACCGCGTTTCGCGCACTCTTTCTCGTAGGTGCTCAGTCCGGCTTCTATCAGCATCACCGCTTCCTGAACTTCTTTCAGACCATCGATGGCCATACGACCGGAGCCTATCCAGTCACAGTTCCCCCAGGCGCTGCGGGCTTCCTGAAAGCTGAAACGCGCTTTTGAAGGTAACGTCACCACGCGGCGAACGATGGCCTCTTCCAGCCAGCACAGAAACATCTGGCTCGCCTGACGGGATGCGACGAATTTTCGCCGCCCCATAAAGTACGCCCACGACTCGTTCGCACTGGCCCGTGCCGTGGAGTAGCTCATCTGGGCGTAATTCCGGGAAAGCTGCTCATACGAGACACCCAGCCCGGCAGCGATATACCGCAACAGTGACTGCTCAAACACGGAGTAGCCGTTATCCGTGTTCTGAGCCGTCTGCAGGTTCAGTGAGTCCCCCGGCATCAGGTGCGGCACTTTTGCGCCTCCCAGCCGGACCGGTGCTGCGGCGTAATACGCGGCAATTTCACCAATCCAGCCGGTCAGCCTGTCCCGCTGCTCCTGACTGTTAGCGCCCAGAATAAAATCCATCGCTGACTGCGTATCCAGCTCACTCTCGATGGTGGCGGCATACATCGCCTTCACAATGGCGCTCTGCAGCTGCGTGTTCTGCAGCGTGTCGAGCATCTTCATCTGCTCCATCACGCTGTAAAACACATTTGCACCGCGGGTCTGCCCGTCCTCCACGGGTTCAAAAACGTGAATGAACGAGGCGCGCCCGCCGGGTAACTCACGGGGTATCCATGTCCATTTCTGCGGCATCCAGCCAGGATAGCCGTCCTCGCTGACGTAATATCCCAGCGCCGCACCGCTGTCATTAATCTGCACACCGGCACGGCAGTTCCGGCTGTCGCCGGTATTGTTCGGATTGCTGATGCGCTTCGGGCTGACCATCCGGAACTGTGTCCGGAAAAGCCGCGACGAACTGGTATCCCAGGTGGCCTGAACGAACAGTTCACCGTTAAAGGCGTGCATGGCCACACCTTCCCGAATCATCATGGTAAACGTGCGTTTTCGCTCAACGTCAATGCAGCAGCAGTCATCCTCGGCAAACTCTTTCCATGCCGCTTCAACCTCGCGGGAAAAGGCACGGGCTTCTTCCTCCCCGATGCCCAGATAGCGCCAGCTTGGGCGATGACTGAGCCGGAAAAAAGACCCGACGATATGATCCTGATGCAGCTGGATGGCGTTGGCGGCATAGCCGTTATTGCGTACCAGATCGTCTGCGCGGGCATTGCCACGGGTAAAGTTGGGCAGCAGGGCTGCATCCACACTTTCACCCGGTGGGTTCCACGCCCGCAACTGCCCACCAAATCCGCTGCCACCGCCGTGATAACCGGCATATTCGCGCAGCGATGTCATGCCGTCCGGCCCCAGAAGGGTGGGAATGGTGGGCGTTTTCATACATAAAATCCTGCAGGTCCCCTGCGTCGCTGTGTCATGCCGGTCTGCACTTCCAGCTCTGCAATGTATTTTTTCAGGTCAGACACGGAAGTGGCCGTAAACTCCACTCTCCGTCCGTCTTTCTGTACCGTTGCCACCCGTTTTCCTGTCATCAGGTCATGCAGTGCCGCACGGGCAGCGGCAAGTTCTTCCTGTCGCGTCATTCATCCTCTCCGGATAAGGCACGGGCGTAATCTGCCAGTGTTTTCTTGTTGGTTGCTGCACCATCCTCTTCCTGCAGGCTCGCCAGCAGCGCACTGAGATCCAGCTGCCAGCGGGAAATACTGATGCGCAGCGCCGCCAGCGCATAAACGAAGCAGTCGAGCGCCTCATTGCGTCGCTTTTTGCTGTCCCACAGTATTTTTTTCCTGCCATCCACCCATTTTTCGACCTGCTCTTCAGCCGTCAGCTGCTGCGCTTCGGTCAGATCAAAAATATCCGGGTTATTCGGGAAGTGAACGGCACCGGGAAGCGGTTCATCCCCTTCCGGCGTCAGTGTGAAGCGGTTATAAATCTGCTCTTTCGCGGTATCCGTACCGATTTCGGTAAGGTAAACCCCGTTTTTGTTTCGCTTACGTGGCATGCTGGCCACCGGCTTTCCGTAGACGGATGCCCCTTTAATGGGGATCACCCGGAACAGCCCATGTTTTTTCGAGCGTTCATACACAATGGTCGGGTCAATCCCGCCAGTATCCCAGCAGATACGGGATACCGACATTTCTGCACCATTCCGGCGGGTGTAGGTTTTATTGATGGCCTCATCCACACGCAGCAGCGTCTGCTCGTCGTCGTGGCGGCCCATAATAATCTGCCGGTCAATCAGCCAGCTTTCCTCACCCGGCCCCCATCCCCATACGCGCATTTCGTAGCGGTCCAGCTGGGAGTCGATACCGGCGGTCAGGTAAGCCACACGGTCAGGAACGGGCGCTGAATAATGCTCTTTCCGTTCTGCCATCACTTCAGCATCCGGACGTTCGCCAATTTTCGCCTCCCACGTCTCACCGAGCGTGGTGTTCACGAAGGTTTTACGTTTTCCCGTATCCCCTTTCGTTTTCATCCAGTCTTTGACAATCTGCACCCAGGTGGTGAACGGGCTGTACGCTGTCCAGATGTGAAAGGTCACACTGTCCGGCGGCTCAATCTCTTCACCGGATGACGAAAACCAGAGAATGCCATCACGGGTCCAGATCCCGGTCTTTTCGCAGATATAACGGGCATCAGTGAAGTCCAGCTCCTGCTGACGGATGACGCAGGCATTATGCTCGCAGAGATAAAACACGCCGGAGGGGTCATCCGGCGTCCATTTGAGGCCAAACGGCGTCTCTTTGTCGCCAAATTTAAGGTACTGCTCCTCCCCGCAGTGCGGGCAGGCAACATGAAAACGCATAAAATGCGGGGATTCACTGGCTGCACGCTCAATCTGACAGGTGCCTCTCACTTTGGGCGTGGAGCCACGGATGGACTTTGGCCAGACCGAGCCTTCAATACGCTTATCGCCCAGGAATGTCGGAGAGCCTTCCTGTTCAATATCATCATCAAAGGCAGCAAGTTCATCATAACCCGCCACATCCACTGACTTTTCACGGTAGTTTTTTGCCGCTTTACCGCCCAGGCACCAGAAGCCACGACCATTGGTGAAACGCTTCATGGTGAGCGTGTTATCCCGGTGCTTTTTGCCATACCACGGGGCCAGCGCCAGCAGCGACGGAATATCGCGGATGGTTGGCTCAACGTGAGTTTTCATGAAGTTCTCGGCATCACCATCCGTCGGCAACCAGATAAGTGTGTTGCGTTGCTTATGCTCTATGAAGTAGGCATAAACACCCAGCAGCATTTTGGAATAACCGACACGGGCAGACTTCACCACATTCACCTCACGGATGTAGTCGCTGCCCATCGCATTCATGATGGCCCGCTGAAAGGGCAGTGTTTCCCAGCGCCCTTCCTGGTATGCGGATTCTTTCGGGAGATAGTAATTAGCATCCGCCCATTCAACGGCGGTCTGTGGCTCCGGCCTGAACAGGGCACGAAGCCCGGCGCGGACAAAATGCCGCAGCCTGTCAACCTGACTGTTCGATATATTCACTCAGCAACCCCGGTATCAGTTCATCCAGTGCGGCTGCTTTGTTCATGGCTTTGATGATATCCCGTTTCAGGAAATCAATATGCCGGTTATCCAGCTCAGGAAAACGTCGCTGCACCGACAGAGGAATACCGTCGAGAATACTGGATATTTCCCTTGCTATACGCGACAGCACGAAAGTACAGAATGCGGTTTCCACCACTTCAGCCGATTCTTTGGCATTTTTCAGTTCCTGCGCTGTCGCCTGAGCACGAGTCAGGCGATGGCGCTCAAATTCAAGTGTTCCGGGGTGAAGATCTGCCTCGCTGGCCAGCCGCAGTTCTTCAACTTCCCGGCGCAGCTTTTCGTTCTCAATTTCAGCATCCCTTTCGGCATACCATTTTATGACGGCGGCAGAGTCATAAAGCACCTCATTACCCTTCCCACCGCCTCGCAGAACGGGCATTCCCTGCTCCTGCCAGTTCTGAATGGTACGGATACTCGCGCCGAAAATGTCAGCCAGCTGCTTTTTGTTGACTTCCATTGTTCATTCCACGGACAAAAACAGAGAAAGGAAACGACAAAGGCCCAAAAGCCCGTTTTCAGCACCTGTCGTTTCCTTTCTTTTCAGGGGGTGTTTTAAATAAAAACATGAAGTTACGGCGAAGAAGAACGGAAACGCCTTAAACCGGAAAATTTTCATAAATAGCGAAAACCCGCGAGGTCGCCGCCCCGTAACCTGTCGGATCGCCGGAAAGGACCCGACAAAATGAGAATAATTATCACTTGCGTTAATATCCTGTTTCTTCCACCCCCGCACAGGACTGGCGAGCATGAGGGACAAACCCACGAATCATAAACGCGGTAAAAACCCGGTGTGCATCGTTTTTGATTATTCCCGCACACTCACGCAGAGGAGTTCCCCGTCGGGCTACGGTCATGGTTAATGCGGGAATACGGCGACGATACAGCGCATGATGTGTCTGGCCTGAATACCTTTATCCGTTAAAAGGGATATCAGTTAAGTTATCCCGTGCAGGGTATAAGTCATTATCAAGCCCACCCGTAGATAGGCTTTGTAATGACATCTTCAATTAATCAGCAGTTCAGGCTGTGTCACCTGCAAAATGTATTCATGCTCGACAGCCAGGACACGCTTCTCTCTCTTCCGTTCGTTCATTAACCGACTGCCGATCGTACCTTTCAGCTTTGAGCGTGTTTCTTTGATGGCGTAGCGGTGCTGCATTTCTTCGCCAATTGCCATGCGGCGGCTCAGTTGCTCTGCCATCCAGTTGAATGCTGCGATATAGCTCTCCTTGATTGCCGCAGCAGCTTTCCCGGTGAACCCCATCACAACCATGATCCAGCCATCTTTCGTCAGGCTGTACATCGGGCGAACCTTGCCCTGCTCATCGATATAATCAGCCGACGCAAAATTGCGTTGGCTAAACTCACGCGAGCAATCAGCCTTAACCTGCTCGATTTTCCTGAGAACATCACCGTGTCGCTTGCCGAAGTACTTGGCAATTTTTCTGGATGTGGTAACGACCTCTCCGTTTTTGGCTTGCACCATTTCTCGGAAGTCGAAGGCTGGAATAACTGAATGATTATTCATAGCGTCTTTACCTTTTAGAAAGTGAGCCTGTCTCACAGAAAAGCCGCCCGAGAGAGGTCGCCACCTATAACGGCATTTCTCAGGCTCGCTTACTGAAAGGCTCTCGTTAATATGCGCGTGAGATGCGCGTTTACTGCGGACATAAAAAAGCCCCGCATCGCGAGGCTCATTAAATTGACTTTGTGATTTGCAAAAAAATTATTTCAGGCATTGCGTCCTGATGTACTCCTGAAGCGTTCTCAGTGCTGTTTGGTCACGGATAATTCCGTCCCGGATACCGAGAACGTTTCGTCCAGCAACTGGAGAGAGTTCGACGGTGGCATCATTGCCCATGCCGGAGGCGCTGGAGGTTTCGGCTGAGGATGGCACAGAGCATTTTCCTTTGACGAGCACCCGACCACCATTATCAAGCTTGCGCCGAAGAGCATCATTTTCAGCTTTCGCATCAGCCAACTCCTTCGTGTATTTAGCATCGAGTACATCAGCAGCACGCTGGCGTTGCTGCATGTCAGTAATGGTGGCGGTCGCCTGCTTCAGCTCACTGACTTTTTTATCACGCTGCTCTTTGTAGGCGATGGCGTTATCACGGTAATGATTAACAGCCCATGACAGGCAGAGGATGATGCAAATAACCAGAGCGGAGATAATCGCGGTTACCCTGCTCATTGCTGCCCCCACAAACAGACTTCACGCTCAATATCACGACGGGTCATCAGCCCTTTCCATTGCTTACCGCCAGCGTATGTCCAGCGACGTAGCTGGTCACATGCGCCTTTGATATCACCCTGGTTTATTTTGCGAAGAAGCGTCGATGTTCTGAAATTACCAGCGCCCACGTTGTAAACGAACGAGTAAAGAGCGCCGCGCGTTGTTTCCGGTATATCGACTTTGATGTACGGGTTAATTTGTCTGGCGACCATGGCAAGGTCTTTATTCAGGAGGGCTTTGCATTCTGCTTCGGTATACGTTTTACCGGGAATGATGTCTTTTCCGGTGTGTCCGTGACATACAGTCCATACGCCAACGATATCTTCGTATGGTATGTAGCTGACACCTTCCAGGCCATCGTCACCACTCGGACCAGTGATGAGCACAGACGCTATGGCAACAGCCCCACCACCAATAGCAGCAGCA